ACAATATGATTGGCCACTAAATCAGCGAAATATTATAACATTCATCAATACCAAATACTCAAAGAATGGTGCGGCTAATACCACTCCACAAACGGGTATTGTTTGGGCACAAAGTGAAAATAATGTTAAAGCATATTATAAAACAGTAACTAGATTAAGTGCCAAACCAACCAAAAATCAGATTGTGGAAAAAGTTCAAATTGATGCAAACACGTATGCAAACGTGATTACTTCAACATCTAATACTACACTACAGAGTGGCACAGTTGTTTCAGAAACAATCAGCAAACAAAAGCAAACATACTATGATTATGAAATTGATACAAATGAAGCCAAGAGAAAAATAAAACTTCTAAGGTCGGAATATGTTACTGAAAAAGGTTTGATGAATGAATTCAAACGCATCATCAGTTCTAGCGAATAATTATGTCAGTATCCATTCCACAGCAAGCGTCGAAGTTTAGTTTAAATGAACTTTCGATAATCACAAAGACTGGCACTCTTGATATTTCTAAAATCTATGAAGAGATAAACATTTTTGATTCTCTTCTTTCTCCAGTCATGAGTGGAGTAATTGGTATTAATGATGCTATAGGCCTTTCTGCAAAACTTATATTTGATGGTTCCGAAGTAATAATAATTGATATTGGTAAAGATAGCGACTCTACTTCACTTCGCATAAAAAAAGCCTTTAGAATATACAAACAATCTGGGCGTAAAAATCTAACTCAGAATAGTGAAAAATATAATCTTGAATTCGTATCGGATGAGTTTATTTTCTCCGACCAACAACGAGTTAATCAAGCATATAAGACAAACTACACTGATATTGTTAAAAAAATATTAGTAAGTTACTTGAAGACTCCTGATACAAAATTAGGAGGAATTTTTGAGAATACTTCTGGTGTTCGTGATATTGTTATTCCCAATATGAAACCTCTCGAAGCTATCGAATGGTGTGCTAAGAGGTCAATTGATGAAAGAAAGTCTCCAAACTATGTGTTCTTTGAGAACAATCTTGGATTTAATTATGCATCCTTATCCAACTTGTTGTCGCAGAAAGAATTGTTTAATATAAGATTCTCGGCTAAAAATATGAATGAAACAAATGCGGTCGATGATTTATTAAGCCCAAGAAGTTTTGAAGTAATTACACAAACCGATAAAATTCAACAAACACGTTCTGGTGTAAATGCTGGTACTTTTATTGGTTTCGACCCAATCACTCGTTCTATAGGAAATAAGAAGATAGGATTTCAAGACCATTATGACTCAATGTCACATGGCAATAAAACACCGAATTATTCACAATCAACAAATCGTGGTGGTGAGTTATCAACTGAATCATTTAACTCTAAAAAAACGGTAAGCACTTTTGGTGCAAATAGAAAATTCAGTAACTATGTAAAGAAATATGATCCAACATCAATTTCAAAAGTAGAAGTTCAAGAAGATTTTCTTTTTCAACGAAAAGCAAATATGACCAACTTGATGAACAAAAGAATCAAATTGGTTATGCCAGGAAACTTTCAATTGACTTCTGGTTTCAATTTGAATTTAAGAGTTCCCGATTTCTCGATAAAAGAAACTGGTGATGATGTGAATGAAGACCGTAATTTAAGTGGTAAGTATTTAATTGTAGCCACTCGACACATTATTGGTTTCGAAAAGCACGAAACAATCATCGAAGTTGCAACAACATCTAATGAACTTGGATTCGTTCCACAAAGTGTGGACCAACAAAATAAAGTATTGAAGAATTATGGATCATACTGAAGATAGTAGCGACAAAGACTTTGCTGGTAAAAACGGATTCGTTTGGTGGGTTGGTGTTGTCGAAGCAATCAACGATCCATTAAAACTTGGTCGGTGTCGTGTTCGTTGTGTTGGATGGCATACAGACAATAAAGCGTTATTACCTACAGATTCTTTGCCTTGGGCACAATCTGCATTACCAACAAATAATGTAAACCCATACCCACCAAGGCAGTCTGATATGGTGTTTGGATTTTTCACAGATGGTTCAAATGGGCAAGACCCCATAATTCTTGGTGTGCTTCCTGGTATACCTCTTATTGCTGCAAACTATCAACAAGGTTTTAATGATGCACGAACAAGTGCTGAACTAACTGCATCACCACGCACACCTGCATCTAAGACATATAACACAGATGGAACTGGTATAAAGATTACTGAAAAATCTGCGGCGGAATCCAATCCACGCATCTTAGATGAACCAACAACATCACGCCTTGCACGTAATGATGAGAATATGGCAAGCACATTTGTGCAAGAACGCAAAGACAATGTTGTAACTGTAGCTGGTGTTAATTCAAGTTGGACCGAACCAACAACAAAATATGCAGCCAAGTATCCATACAATCGTGCTATAGAAACCGAGTCTGGTCATATTATGGAGTTTGATGACACACTAGGCAAAGAAAGAATTCAAATTGCTCATCGTAATGGTACATTCCAAGAAATGTTTCCTGATGGAGATAAGGTCGAGAAGATTACTAAAGACAATTACGAAATCGTCATGGGTAATGACCGTGTTTATATTATGGGTAAGTGTCAAGTCACTATTCAAGGTGATGCTGAAGTCTATGTTAAAAAGAATGCGTACATGAAAGTTGATGGTAATTACCAAGCAACGATTGGTGGTACTTGTAAAATAACATCGAGTGGTAATATGACATTGACCGCTCCTAGAATAGATTTGAACCCATAATGCCAGCAGTCTCACGCAAATCAGGAACCGATTCAATCTCAACTGGACACGGTTGTGATGCTACAACTGTAACTGACCAAGGTTCATCAGATGTTCTTGTGAATAGTATTGGAGCAGTTCGTGCGGGTGACTTATGTCAAGTTCATTTGGTTCTTGTTGGTAGTTCTTGTGTACCACATACCGTAGCATTAACTTCTTATTCTGGCAGTGTTTTTGTCAACAGTAAAGGTGTGGGAAGACAAGGTGATGCGTATTCTGGGCATACTATCACATCTGGTTCCAGTAATGTTTTCGCAGGAGGTTGAATAAATAAACGATGTCAACAAAAATAACATCAAACGACCCAACAATTACGGCTGAGAGGTCATTTAAAGACCTCGATTTGAATTTTACTCCTCACCCAATTAAAAAAGATGTGAGCAGACATTACAATGAAAAAGCAATTATTAATTCAGTTAAGAACTTAGTTTCTACCAATTTTTACGAAAAACCTTTCCAACCAGATTTTGGTGCGGGAATTAGAGGCTTATTATTCGAACCCGTCGATTCGGTATTCGGTGCTTCTATTGAAAGAAAGCTGAGTGAAACGATAAACAACTATGAGCCAAGAGTGGCCATCGAATCTATCACTGCAATACCAGACCCAGATAATAATGGTTACAAAGTCAAAATGGTGTTCTTTATTATAAACTCACCAAATCCAGTAACGATTAACTTCTTTTTAGAGCGTATAAGATAAAATGACACAACGTCTAAGAGTAACTGAACTTGATTTTGATACAATCAAGCAGAATTTAAAAACATATTTACAAGCACAATCTGAGTTCACCGACTACGATTTTGAAGGTTCCGGCTTATCTGTTCTGCTTGATATCCTAGCATATAATACGCATTACAACGCTTATTATCTGAATATGGTAGCAAACGAATCTTTCTTAGACACCGCTTTATTACGTGACTCAGTTATTTCCCATTCTAAAGTTTTGGGATATTTGCCATATTCAAGAAAAGCTCCTGTTGCAAATGTTAATTTTACCGTAGTTTCATCTACAACTGATGAGGCCACTGTTACTATTCCAAAAGGTTTTCGTTTTCTATCAAATGAAATTGATGGCATAAGTTATGCATTCGTCACACTGCAAGAGAAAACTGCAACTAAAGCAAATACAAATTTTGTATTTGAGAACTTGGAACTCTATGAAGGTCAATTGGTAACATATTCTTATGCTTATGACCAAGCAACGAATCCAAAACAAATATTCTCAATTCCCGATGAAGGCGTTGATATTTCATCCATTCTGGTAACAGTACAACCATCATCAACAAGTACCGCATCTGAAGTCTACACATATGCACCAGATGCATCTGAAACCACAACAACTTCAGCAGTTTTTTATCTTCAAGAAAATAGAGGGCAAAAATATGACCTTTATTTTGGCAATGATGTGATTGGTAAAAGTATTACTGATAAATCTATAGTTAGTATTTCTTATTTGATTACAAATGGGAGCCTTGCAAATAAAGCTAATAATTTTGTGGTTGCTGGGCAAACTTTAGTCGATTCTCTAGCAGTCAATCAATCTAATTTTATAGTTGATTCGGTTAGTGAAGCTGCGGGCGGTGCGGAACGTGAGAGTGTAGATTCGATTAAATTTAGCGCACCATTACAGTTTACAACACAAAATAGATTGATAACAATTAAAGACTATGAATCCTATATTATTAAAAATTATCCATCAGTAGATTCGGTTTCAGTTTGGGGTGGTGAAGATGAATCACCTCCAGTTTTTGGTACTGTGTTTTTATCATTGAAACCAAAACAAAACTACTATCTTTCAAATACAGAGAAGCAAAGAATCATCGATGATATTTTAAAACCAAAAGCGGTTGTTGCAGTACAAACCATTATTCGTGATCCAGAATACCTATATCTGTTGGTATATCCAGAAGTTACATATGATTCAAAGAAAACCATTTTAACTACAGAACAATTAAAAACTGCGATTAGAAATGCTGTGATAAGTTATAAAGGAACTTACTTAAATAAGTTTAATTCGAAGTTTATTGGTTCTCAATTACAAGAAGACATTACCGCAGTAGATAAAAATTCAATCATTGGCACAAAAGTTATCGTTCGTTTGCAAAAAAGATTTCAACCAACTTTGGGAACAGGTACTTCGTATACATTATACTTTAATGCACCACTTTATCGTGGAACATTGATAAACAAATTGACATCTACATACTTTAAAGTGTATGACAATTTTGGTGTGGAAAGAGAAGTTATTCTTGAAGAAGTTCCACAATCATATAGTGGAATAAGTTCAATCTCTGTTATTAATCCTGGTTCAGGTTACACATCTGCTCCAAATGTTAGTATTACTGGTGATGGAACAGGAGCAACAGCCGTAGCAACAATTCTTAATGGAGTAATTCAAAAAATTACTGTTGTAGATAGAGGCACAGATTACACACGTGCAATCGTTACCATCGAAGGTGGTAATGGATATGGTGCTTCTGCTGCTGCGGAAATTGATGCGAAAACTGGCACACTAAGAACAGTTTATTTTGATACCTTATCACAAAAACAAATTGTAGATTCTTCCGCAGGAACAGTCAGCTACGATTCTGGTAAAGTAGTCATCAATAACATTTTGATTAATTCCGTTACTTCAACGGATGGATATATTAGATTGTCTATTGAAGCAAACAAAAGTATTATTAGTACCCTAAAAAATACAATTATAACTATAGATGAAGATGACCCAATCTCGATTAGTACAACACTAGAAACTGTATAATGTCAGCTAATACCGATTTAAAAACATCCGTTCTTGTAAGCCAAGAAGTTCCTGAATTTGTTAGGGACGAATATCCTACGTTCATTGCTTTTATGGAAGCATACTATGAATTCTTGGAAACAAAACAAGGAACAGAAAACAATGATTTAATCAACCAGTCTAAAAAGTTAAAAACTATT